CATAATCGTTTGCCACAAGATCAGCAGCCTTGGCAACTGTCTGTGTGTCAACCTTGACCGTACCGAAGTAGGTTGTAACATCATACTTGCTTGCATCATCTGCATTTTTCTGAATCACGATCTTCAAATCGTTACCACGAACACCACAATACTTTGCAGTTGCGTATGTATTCGCTGCCTTATCACCACCGCCGTTCAGACGGTATGCATATAAGGTCTTTGCACCCATGAACAGATCATTAAGACCAAGCATCTTAGGACTGTCAAAGGCATAACCAAAAAGTTTCAGGCTGTTCTTCTGAAAATCTTCATTGGTCACTTCAAAAACTTCCCCTTCAATACCCCAGTCAAGTTCAAGGGGCATTGTTGCAATACCTCTATCAGACAGTGCAGCGGATGCGG